CGCTAATCTCGGGAATGCGAGGACCGCTACGGACGCCGGCTTAGCCCTTCAGGCAGACGGTCGGAATTGGATGCAGCAGTTTCGGGCCGCGCAACAGCAAGCGGAGGCCGCTGTCAGCGCGCGAGTGCCCCCGACTGCGCCGGTAAGCATGGCTCCGGTAAGCCGAGTGCTTGAACAGACTATATCGGAAATGCCAGATGCGCCGCGCGTTGCGGCGATGATGACGAACCCAGTTTTCCGGGGGTTGTCTGAATCGCTTGCTGGAGATTTGCGTAACCCCGCTCCGTATCTGAACGATCCGCTCTATGCGACCACTGGCACCTTGTCGGGAACCCCGACGAGTCGGGCTGCCTTAGAGTGGGATACTGCTAGAGCGTGGCGCACAAAGGTCGGAGAGCAATTAGAGACCTCGCTTGTGTCACGCGATGGGAACGACAAGGCGTGGAAGCGCATCTATGGCGCGCTATCCGATGCGCTAGGCGGCACAGCTACGGCGGCTGGTGCTGGCCGCGAGTGGCAGGCGGCAAATACCGTTACGAACCGGGGCCACCAATTCATTGAGAATACGCTGAGCAACATCATAGATCATCCGGGGGCGCAAAACACGGTGCGGCCGGAAGACGCGGCTAGATTTGCGTTGGGTGGTACAGGTGCCGGAGGCACTACCCTGAATGATTTACGCTCGATGATGCCTCAATCGGTGAATGAGTTGGCCGCGTTCAAGCTACGGGATATGGCGTCGGCCACTCCTGGGCGTGCCACACAGGCATCGCCGACCTCGGCCACCACCTTCTCGACCGAGTTGAACCGTTTGTCGCCCGAGGCGCGCAATGCGCTTTTCGGATCATACAATCCTGGCCTTGATGCACTCCAGACCGTCGCAGAACGTGGGAAAGAGACGTTTCAGAGATATGGGAATCCAAGCGGCACAGCAGGCATGACCCAGCATGGCGGTCTTCTGAATGCGCCTCTACAGATTACGGCAGCGGGATATGGGGGTCACGAAATCGGTGGGATGCCGGGTGCTATTGTCGGTGCTGGAACCGCTACTTTGCCTTATCTGACGGGGCCGATTGCAAGCAATCTAACGGCGAGAGAAGCACTGACGCGCTATTTGGCCGCGCCAACTGGAGGCCCCGGCACGGAAATGTCGCGGCTATTCAGAGGTGCCGGTGCGCTGCCGTTTGTGCTGCCTGGGCAGGCAACCTCAAACGCACCTGGCCGGTAAGAACGATGTCAAGCCCTCGCAAGACGATCCACGGCAGGCCGACAACGAGTTCGAGAATGTACCAGATGCCGGCGTCATCCAGGAGAAAACCGGGGCCTTTCCATACCATCGCCATGACGACGATAAGAAGGATGCCCCAAACCAACGCCAGCCGATCAGCCCAGATCACGTCCGCTCTCCGCCGAATTCGCTTGACATATATGCGGCATCCGATGACAGCACAATGCCCGTGAGGAGACGCTAGTGCGAAAATTCATTTTGCCGATCGTCGGGATCGGGCTGCTCGCGCTGGCAGGTGGCGACGCTGTGCGCGCGCAATGGGTATCAGGCGGCGTTGGCGGTGGTACTGGCGCGGTCAGCAGCGTGTCGGGCACGGGCGGCGTCACGGTCTCGCCGATTACAGGCGATGTAATTGTCAGCCTAAGCAATAACTGTCCGGTCGGAATAGACACTTGGGACGGCACGGCGGCAAAGACTATCGGAGCGACGACCGGGTTGCTCTATACGACCGGCTCAACGCCGATAGCGGCGGGCCGGGCGATGAATTTGCCGACCGTGGCATCCTACACGCTAGGTTGTCCGCTGACCGTGGTAGACCTTGCGGCGATTTTCAACGCGACGAATGTAGTCACGCCAACTCGTCAATCGAGCGACACGATCGACGGAGCGACGACGGGAACGACACTCGGGGCGGCAAGGCAGAGCGTGACCTACGTTCCGACCGTTGCGGGTAAATGGGCGACGATAGCGCCCCCGACCTTGGGCGCGGATACAGCGGTCGCAGGTAAGTTTGTAACGGCGGTCCCCGACACCGGGATCATCACGCGGGATTATCCGCCGCTGGCCGGGTATGCGATAACCTATCCGCCGGGGATCAACCCGAACAGCATGCCGATTGCGAACTTTTCAGAAGCTAGGACGATTATCGGGATCAGGTGCAACCCCGAAGTTCTGGCCGGCGGGGTAGCAACGATCTCAGTTTATAAGGCTCCGAGCGCCACTGCTATTTCCGCCGGAACGAATCTGACGGACAGCGCCAGTTGCAACGCTAACAGCGGTGCGGCGACAGATCAGAATCTGACCACAGCAACCGGGGCAAACTGGGTGCTCGCCCCCGGTGATCGGCTGGGTCTTGTGACGACCGGCACGACGATCTGGACATCGAGCGGCGTGGCGACGGGCGTTGTGACGATTTTTGTACGCTAGGGTCTTCATTCAATGAGAATACTTCTGACTGCGCTCGCTGCATTGGTAATTTTCGGCAGCTATGCATTAGCCAATTTGATCCTCGTGCCGCCGCCCGTGGTCGCTGCCTCCGTAACCGGGGTCTGGACGACCGAGGGCGGCTTTCAGCGCACGGCGGCGCGCGAGGTGTGGACGACACAAGGGAGCCTGACGACGCCATGATAAATCTGCTCCCGCTCGATCTTGCGTTGGCTGATTTCCAACTCGGCAACCTTGAGGCATTCTATCAGGACGTGACGACGCGAGGCACGCGGCGCGAGCCGACTATGATGGACCTTATCGTGTCGGCGCATATCCAGAGCGAGAAGGACGACAGGGGGCCGACGCGGCGATGGTTTCTGCAACGTGGCCTGACCATCGGCGCGATTGCGATGCTGGGGGTGTTCCCTGGCGCTCCGGTTTTTGCCGCTGGCGCGACGTTCTTCGCGGCGACAACCGGCGACAACAGCGACGGGACGACCTGGGCCAAGGCAAAGACGACGATCACAACCGGCATCGCGGTCTGCGGTGCCGGCGACTATCTGCTGGTCGATGCGACCCTTGTGGTAACGGCAACCGCCGCAATCACCTATACGCCGCCCGCTGGGGGGCTTGCGATCATCAGTGTGACGCCGAGTGGAGCGTCAAGCTTCTCGGCCTTTACTGCCGGGGCGACCGAGAACGTCGGGGCGGCGACGGCGGCGTTCACGATAGCGGCCGCTGCGTCGTCCGCGATGTATCTGTTCGGGCTGACGATGGCGGCAGGCACGAACGTCAGCGGCACTTGTAGTTTTGATATTATGCCAACGGCAACGGTTAACGGGTTTCTAGAGGCAAAGTCCTGCACTATCTCTCTTCCGACCACTTCGACATCGGCATCGACCAGATTCGGGCAGAACGCAACGTTCTCAAGGCCCCGTGCCCGATTCATTGATTGCACGTTTTCTTTTGGGTCAAGGGCTGGACCGGCGTTTGTGTGCCGCGACATCAACATGGAGATGATAAACCCGACTTGGACTTTCGGGGCAACAAAGCCCGCCTCGATGTTCAGCGGTGTCGCTGGCATTCCCGGCGGCGGCTACATAATCGTTCGTGACGGGGATATTTCGTCTTATACAGCCGGGGGGCTGGTAGACGTAGCTGCCTGGCTCACCGACATCACGTTTTTCAACCTCGTCGTTCATGCGACCCCCACCGTGACGATCAATACTTGGCTAGCTGGCTCGAATGCGTCGATCACGTTGCAGAACGTCGATAGCGGCAATACGGATTACGAGTTCCAGTACACCACCGGCACGGGGACGCTGACGGCAGACGCCGGGGTTTTCAAAAACAGCGGGGCGACCTTCAACGGCACGCCGGTCTCGTGGAAAGTCGTGACCACGGCGGCATGTACCGAGTTCAACCCGTTCCGCACGCCTTACATGCAGATTTGGGATACGACGAACACGTCACAGACTGCGACAGTCAGCATCGCGCAGGCGAGCGGGGCGACCGGGCTGACAAACCGGAACTGCTGGGCGATCATCGATTTCGGGGCATCCGGAACGACGACCAAGTATACTTTTCAAAGCAGCCGGGCGACCCAGCCGTTTGTTGCGGCGGGATCGACATGGGCGACCGATACCGCAACATGGACTGGGATTGCGACACCAGTCGTGCAGCTAATCGATACCGGAGCTCTTACGGCGTCGCGGGATGGGCTGCTGCGGGGACAGATCGCGATCGCGATTGCCACGACGACGGTATACCTCGACGCGAAGCTGGAGGGGATTACGTGAGGCGCACGCGACGGAGCGTTCTTGCCGGTCTAGCCGCTAGTGCGCCTACCTTGGCGTGGGCGGCACGGCGATCGCATGCGCCGAATACGCCGCCGCCGGTCGTTCCATCAATAATTGTTTCGGTCACACCGTCCTCTGGCGGGTTTACGGCTGGCGCGGCAGATGGGACGGTTATCAGCGCGATTAATGTACTGATGAGTCCATCAGTTCCGGCGTTTACCGGCACGCTGTCGCTGACCGGAGCCGACGCGGCAAGTTTCAAGCTTTCGAGCGCCACGTTACCGAGCAATCTGGAAACCAACGGTGTTCTTGGAGCGGCGGTTTACAATCTGAATATCGTTGCCACTCAGGTTGGCGCGACGGGATCGCCCTTTACCCAGCCGGTGGTCGTTACCGGCAGCGCGGGTGATCTGCTTTCGACCCTGACTTTGGTCAATACCTCGGCTTCCGCACAGGCGGCTGATTTTATCTCCCCGATGTTTGGCTGGGTGTTCCACAAGGGCGACATTCCGGCAGCTACCGCGCCGCTCTTTAAGAATGGCTCGACGCCGCAGCCGTATTCGTGGGGGCTTCAGTCCTATTGGAGCGACGGGAGTCTCAAGTTTGCCTCGTTCATGCTGCGCTCGACCGCCGGCATCGCGGGGAATGGGTCGGTCTCGATCGGAGTGTGGAGCGGCGGGACCGCGCCGGCAGCGGGGGCGCGGACACTCACCGAGGTTTATGCCGAAAGTCTGATTGTCAACGTAACCGGGGCAGGGGCAGGCTTTGGCCTGGCCGGCGATCTCGGCGGCTGGCTCCGCGTTGACGCCAACAACGTCGAGCAGTTCGTCTACCTCGACGGCGATGCCGGGAAGGTCTGGCGGGTGCTGACCCACATGGCCCCGACGATCGGGGGGACGCGGCACGGTCAGATAGAGTGCTATCACTACGTCGCGGCGCTAACGGATGCGAGCGGCAATCTCGGCGGGTTCCGCTATCTGCCGTGTGTAGCGCAGCCTTGGTACAACGATATTACGGTTGGGGCGACGCCGATTCCCAAAGCGATCCGCTCGTTCACGACGGTCAACTGGCAGCACGGCGCGGGGCCGACGACGGTGCCTCTGGCAATCGGCGCAACCGCGATCACCTTCACGCACGTCGCGGGGGCCAGCGTCAATTCGACTAGAACGGGGTCCAGCGATTTTTATTCTGGCTCAGCGGACAACTCCTTCAACATTCCGTGCCTCTTGACGACGAGCGGAACAACGCTTCCCAGTCCGTTGACGAGCACCGAGCCGTGGTATTGCCGGGGCACCAATGGCAGCACGACGATCTCGTTCGCGAAATCCGGGCATTTCGGCAGCAGCCAGACCGTTACGGGGGCCGGCGACGGCACGAACACGGCCACTCCGTTACCGACATTGAATTGCTTTGGCCGGTTGTTTATGCCGACTGTGGACGGCAGATGGAACTATTTTCAGGGTGCCGGATCGATCGCTGCCGAGCCGACCGTCAGGACGACGATCGACCAGAACTACTGGCACGGCGACCCGACAAACAAGCTAAGTTTGATCCCGCCATACGACCTCGCACTCGTTGGTCTCGCCACCGATCCGGTTTTTACCTACAACTGGACGCCGTATGGAGTTGGCAGCCTGACTGTCAGTAGGAGCGGCGGCGGCGGCAATTCAGGACGGCAAGACCTTGGGGGGATGCAAGGGTGGCAGGGCATCGATTTCCTGCGCCAGACAGCCAACAGCGAGCGCCGGATCAGGATCAATGCCTTTCCGGGCGTTCACGATATCAACTGCATCAGAAACAGCGCCAACGGTAATATCATCAACCTTCGTGGCGTCGCACATACCGGGATGACGATGCTGAATACGGCCTATTGGAAATCTGATACGAACAACTCGGCCAATCCGTTCCCTGGCTCGGCCAAGCCTCCGACCCTTAACGTCGGGCAAATCTTCGATCAAAGCGACAATGCTCACAAGCCGGCATTTTTCTATTGGCCGTATCTGCGAACCGGGGAACCCCAGTTCCTTGATTGCCTGATCGAGATGGCGGCAGGCGGGGTAATGGATTTGTTGCCGACCTATCGCAACACCACCGGCACCAATCCGGGAAACTACACCGGGATCATGATATGGGCTAGTTCGGGTGGAGACCGAGGCGTAGCGTGGGGTCATCGCGACCTGCAAAACGCAGCGTCTGTTTGCCCATTGGTCATGCCGGATGAATCGGACCTATTTGCTTGCCTCAACGGCTTGGCCGACGATACCCCGCAAGCGATGATCGACATTGGCGCCAGCACCACGATCACTGGCTCCTATGGCGTGACCAACCACTTCTGGGACAACTACAACCCGACGACCGGCTCGCCACAACTCCTCATCCGGGGATTTGGACAACAATACACCAGGGCAGGCATGGCTTTTGCGGCGGGTGCTCGTGAGAACGCAAATGCCTTGACGTGGCTTGAAAATGAAGCGTTGTGGGAAATCTTTATTGTCGCCAACTTTGGGTATTTCTGCACGACGACGTACTTTGGGCACAACGCTTTGAATTTTGACGCTAATGCTTTTGGTTTCCCGATGATTGGCGCGAATGATCAATGGGGCACAACAAGCCCGTGGCTGACATTGACATGGAACGGCGCGAATAATCCGGCGTGGACGGTCGGGACTTCCAAATGTACGGGGACTGCTTTGGCAGATGGGGACAAGTTCATCTTCAACACGTTCCACTACGCAAATGTTCCCTCTCCTTATGTTAAGGATACGGCGTATTATGTTATCCAAAGATCCGGGAGCAGTTTCAATCTGACGACGGTGGCGGGCAGCGCGGCGGATATCAAAGTCCCGGCGGGTTCCGGCAACTTCACTTCCGACGCCACGTTCCACTGGTACGTTCCGGTGACCGACGTTCCTGCCATATTCGGGTCTGAGAACACGGGCTATGTCGGTGGCGGCTCGTACATGAGTTGGAAGCGCGCCCAGTTGATGAATTTTACGGCGCTGGGAGCGACCTCGGCGCTGGCGGATCATATCACCGATGCCAGTAATCGGTCTGGCGCTGTCGGGACAAACGCTTATTTCCTCGCCGACGTGCGCAACGCCTATCAGGATCATTTTGGCGCGTGATAAAGGAGGGGGTGATGTTGCGGTGGATAAGACGGTGGTGGGAGCTTCGTCAGGAGCGGTATTGGCTGAATCTGAGAGAAGAATAGCGGTGACATTGAGCGACAGCGGGCAGCTTCAGGGGGAGCGGCGTGCGATTCAGCGCGATTGGCTCGGGCACGGGCTTCAGTTGCTCGGGATCGTGGTTGTCCTCGGTCTGCCGCTCATATTCTGGGGCGTGAGTATCAGCACGACGGTCGCGACGATGGTCGCCCACGTGGATCGGCAGGATAAGGACATCTCGGACCAGCGACAGGTTCAGACGATCCTGACCGGCCAACTTTTGGATGTAGCAAAACAGCTTACCCGGATCGACACGCAACTTTCCAACATCAGGGATGATCAGCTTCAAAAGCGACGATGAACAGTATGGTCCTGGCTCTGACCTTCGTATCCTTGGTGACGCTTGCCGGGTGTGAGGATCCGATACAGCGCCCGCAAGTCATTATCCAGCAGCCAGCTAGGAAGGCGGTGCCCACACGTCCGGCTAAGCCATCTGAGGTCGAGCGTGATCAGAAGCTTGGCACGGTGCAGGATGAGGTGCGCGGGTTGAGAGACAAGCTAAAGACGCTAGATAGTCTGCGCGAAAAGGAGTACGCGAGATGATCGAGCATGACTTTTCCGGGATCAGCGAGCGATGCGTTCATTGCGGCACGCTGAAAGCGCATCACGAAGCTGTAGCCCAGCCTTGCGTGCCACGGTGGTCGTCAGAACCGTTGAGGCCCGAGCCGGCCCGGCACGAGTACGCGAGTGAAGCCTACGTTGAAATTGGGGTGCGCCTCGCCGAGCTTGCGGCGGAGCGCACGGCAGCGATGAACGAACCAACGAAAGATTGATATGGCTGTGATCCTACCTGCCGCGAACCTGCCGCGAGAGGCGCGGGCGCTGTTGATCGCCATCGCGCAGGGGGAAAGTGATCCATCTGCCGTACACGCCGGGATATCACCGTATTTAATCCTCTACGGCGGCGGTTCGTTCGAGGGCATGCCGGATCGACCGGGATATAACGGCTTCCCGCTGTGGGCGGGTAAGGACAACAGCCATGCGGCGGGGCGCTATCAGTTCGAGCCGGCGACGTGGAAAGGCACCTGCGCCAATCTGTTCCCCGCCGGCACGACGCCAAACTTCCGCAACCCCGGCGATCAGGACTGGGGGGGATGGATGCTCGCGCAGAGCGACTATCACTCGCGCACCGGGGCCAATCTCCTCACGATGCTAAGTTCTGGGCGCATCGGCGGGATCGGTTCGGCGTTGCGAGCGACGTGGACTTCGCTGAGCGATGCGACGTTCCCGGCACGCTACAATGCGGCGATAGCTGCTGTCATGGCGGCTGAGCAATCGGAGCCGACGCCAGTACCAATCCCACCGGTTCCGCCTGCCCCTATACCTGCGCCTGCGCCTGTCGAGCCAGACCTGGACAATGCCCTCATCGAGCATCTGATCGCTGCGCTACAGGCTGCGCTCGCGCTCGACAGTCTCTACGACGGCAAGATCGACGGCAAGCCGGGACCGAAGACCTATCAGGCGATGCAGGACTACGCGGCACAGAAGTAGGGCAGCATATGAGCGATACGGACACAACCACGATGGTAACAAAAGATGCTGGGCCGCCGTCATCCGTACCGGCCGATCGCCGGTCGGGTGCGCCATGGTGGGTGCTGCCTAGCCTAACGGCTATGACCCTGATCGTGTTCGTGGTCGGGTTAGGGTTAGCGTACATGCTGCCGGAGCAGACGCTTTTTAACGTGGCGCTGGGCGCTGCTATCGGGATGGCTACAACGTCGGTGAATTTCTGGTTTGGCTCATCGAAGTCGAGCCAGGACAAGGATTCCGTGTTAGCTACGAGCGCGGCGAAGAAGGACGACACGATTGCCGCGAACAGCGCGGCACTGGCGGTAAGCGCACCGCCTCCAACACAAGGAACGTAGCCATGACCGCGGGCATCTGGTTCTGGATCTTATATGTGATCTCGCTGCTGTTCACGGGCTACTGGTGGTGGCCCTTCAATATCGAGCGCGGACCGATGTTGCTAATCTATATCCTGATCGGCCTCCTCGGCTGGGGAGTTTTCGGCGCGCCTATTCGCTAACTAGGAGAGATCCATGCATCGCAAACCGATCGCCGCTGCCGCTCTGCTCGCAGTTTCAGCATGCACTGCCGCACAAATTCAGGATACAAGCGCCGCTGTCCAAGCCGGGTGCGCGGAAGCGTTGCCGCTCGCCAACCTCGCCATATTTATCCCCACCATCGGGCCAGCAGTCGCGGCTGGCGTGCAGGTCGGATGTGGTACAGCGAGCGGTGTGGCGAAGTTGGTCGGCGACCCGTCGAGCGCGGCATGGCTCTGCCAGCAGTCGCAGATCCTGAAAACGGCTCTCGGGAAACTGTAGCCGGTACGTTGCCGAGAATTCTCAGCCAATTCGTGTCCCGGCTGCGATCTCAGCGCGGCGTCGTTTGACGCCCGCTCTCTTACAGATGGGGCACGAATGTTCTCCACACGGCCAGAATTTCAGAGGGTGCCCAAACTTACAATGGGTCTTCGCCGCCCGCTCTGGCGACACGCGCCTAGGCACGAGATAAAATCCCATAGTCTTAGCCAGTTCCCGTAGTTCGCTGACGGTCATTACTCCAGAATACCGCCTATGAGCGCGCCTTGAGGGCAGCGATGCGCCTGGCAAGTGCCTCGGTACGCCCGAAACCGTAAACCGAGCGCCCGTCAACCGCCAGCGCGGTAGCGTGCCAACCCTGCGCGTCGATTTCCGTTTTGATGATTTTCTCATCCGGCAGCGCTGCGTCGAGCGAGGTTGTGTAGTGAGGGACTGGTGGATCTCGGGTTGCGCGCCCGTGGATCGCAAGCTCAATGTAAACATCGTTCACGGCACCGCCTTCGGTTGCCGCTTCCAACCGTGCAATCAAATCATCCATTGCTCAGAACACCGTCTATGAGTACGACTTGAAGATACGGAAGCAGGTTCGCGCATCAGGCAAATACCGCATCCATGCGTCGGCTATGGTTGGATGAAGCAGACCGACGCGCCGATGTGGGTTATGTGCGTCCCACAGCGCTTTAGCGGCCTCTACCTCGCCATTCGTCCAATCGCCTGGACCATATTCCTCTGGATTCATCTGCTCAGAACCAACACTAGCGCGCCCGCCACAACCAGCAAGAGTGCCATTATCATTCCGCCCGGTGATGCGCTCTGGGGTCTCCAAAACTGCCACCATTGCGCAGGCCGATGGATCCAGGCTTGGAATCCCCGGTTGGCGCGGGAGAGGGCGCTCATCGAGCGACCCTTTGCTGGCAATACTCTTGTTTAGGCGGAACGGGGACGAGTTGCAGATTCAGCCCCATTGCGGCGGCGACCGAGGCGAGCCGTAGGGCGTGCGCTTCGCAAACGAAGGATTCATTTCTACCGGGCCATGTATAGCGGTACGCGGCGTCTTCCCCGCAAATTGGTTCCGGCATCGAGAGGGCGCGGTCGCTCATAGTCCGATGATCCTTATGCCATACGAGACGGCAGCTAACAGCGTGCAGGCTATACCCGCGCCCAAGACCGGCTCCCCGAATGCGCTCCCAATGCCGCCACCGATTATGAAGACAGTCGCGGTCAGCACCCAGGCGCATTGCCTTGTATTGAGGGCGCGGCCGCTCACGCTACCTTGTCGCCGATTTCGTCCCAGTGACCGCGCGGGAAGTTGCCATCGTTCCCCGTTCGCCATTCCTCGGCCGCAGGCATCCACCGCGCGACGCTCCAATGCGGATGGACGACACCATCCAGTGAGCGCGGAAAGTTGCCCTTGCGAACACGATAGTAGCCGGTCCGCATATCCTTCGGTTCAAACATCGCGTTCTCCTGACGTTAATTGCTCTCAGCAGGTTGGTTCGTCCGGACGCGGCATCCAATGGGTCGGAGGCTCTGTATCGAAGCACGCACCATCATCTGTGCGACCCAACCAAACATCGCCCGCATCGCATTGCCCGACCCACATTTCCCAACCCCAGTCGCGCTTAATTGCGAACAACGAGGCTGGTATCCAACCATCGTTATTGGCTTGCGCGTCCTTGATGGCGGTCTCGATCGGCCGCCAGCCGGATTGTGTTTCGGGTCGGTTATTAGCCATTCTGGTCACTTCGATAGGCGTGTCACGACGGCCTGCGCAATGCTGGTGCCGTGCTGGCAGTCCGCTGCCCCGAAGGCTATCATCAGCATGGCAACGGCGACCCAGAAGCCGGCCCAGTCGCTCATCAACTGAGACCGTACAGCAGCGCGCCGAACCCGCAGACCGTGGCAACGATCCCGATCACCCCGAGGGCCGCGCGCCCGTAGCCGTGCCGGATGATGGTCTCCGTGCCACCGACGCCGAGCGGGTCGGCGCACGTCTCTATCGGCTCGTCGTCGAAATGATCCAAGGACGCCTCCCAATCGTGGGGCGGGTAGCGGCACGGCGTCATGGATCATTCCAATCGTAGGGAGCGGCTTTGTCACAGTGCTTGCAGACATGCCAGCCAACTGAGCGGTCGTATTCGTATTCGTGATCTTCGCAGTGATCCTGGCATACAGCGCGTCCCGGTGGATCAGGAGCGATGTTGCAGATTGCGCCGCAGACAGAACAAGTAAAATCAATCATGGCTCTAACCTCGGCGGGTTCTCCAGCACCGGGCGGCGCAGGCCAGCGACGATCTGGTCAAGCGTGAAGCCAGGGAACTGCTTCTCCAACTCGATCCGGCGCAGCGTCCGCTTCACGAGGTTCCAGCCGTGGTCCCACGGGCCGTATTCATCGGTGGGCCAGTCGCTCATTTTTGGGCTTCCTTTATCGCAGCGTTCAGTAGCGCCGCCGCATGGTAGGTAAATGGCGTCGAGCCAAAGGCCGGCGCACATCCGTATTCGTTCAGATGGTTGAGGACTTGCTCACATTGCTCGATCAGCGCCGCCAGTTTCCGCGCGCTTTCCCCATCGGAGGCCCGCATGCCGGCGATGTAGCATTCCTGATGCGCCTTGGCCTGCTGCCAGATGTCGTCTGCGAAACTCATGGCCCGCGCTCCCCGTCATATTTAGCGTAGAACCAATCGTCGATCGCTTCTTGGATCGCCTCAGAGAGAGTACGCAGATCGGCGGCTGCTTCCTCTTTTGTCGGCGGCATCCCTTTATAGGCGTCCCCGAGAAATTTGGCGGCCAGATCATAGCAGTCAGGATCTACGCCTTTTGTCATATCATCCCTCCAAGTACCGCCGACCCTCACCGGGATTGGAACCGGCTCACGCCCACAGGGGTAGAGCGGGGTCGGCGGCGAGACAGACGGTGGCACAAAACCAACCGGCACGCAACGAACTTTTTTCGCTTGCAAAAGATTTTTGTCGCCGCTAGGGTGCCGCCCATGAAGCTAGATGATTGGCTTTGGGCCAATAAAACACGGCAGTCTGCCTTTGCGATACAGCTAGGGATATCCAAAGGGTATCTCAGCGACCTATGCGCGGGTAATCGACAGCCGAGCCTGCGCCTAGCGCAGCAGATCGCACTGTGTACCGCTGGGCAAGTTATGCCCCATGACTTCTTCAATGTGAGCGAGCCACCGGAGGCAACGCAATGACCGACACCGCCACTAAGGCCGATCCTAGTGCCTGCGAACGCTGGTGGCCTTTTGTCTGTCACGACTATGGAAAGTGGGAGGTTGTTAAACGGTACGCGATAAACTCAGGAGACAATCCCTCACAGAAGATTGGCGAAGGGCTTCAGCAGCGCCGCACATGCGCGCGTTGTGGTTTCGAGCAATTGGATAGGCAGCGGGTGTTTGTATGACCGAGTACGCAATCGCCGCCTCGCGCGAGCGTCTACCCAATGGACACTTAGGCCCCCGCGTCATCATCGAGACGATGCTTCGCGATTCAGAATATACCGGAACTGTCAACTTCTCGTATCTCGACGCGGAGGCCGCGATCCGGTTCGGGAATGCGGTCGCAGCGATGGGCCGAGCGGCGCTGACGGTTGCCGATCGCTGATAATACTATTCTCGGTAGGAGAAAATCATGCTCGCGAACCGGCCGCCGGAAAATCCGTTCTTCATGGACATCATTGCGCTTGAAGATGAGATCGCCGAGCGCAAGGCTGACATCAAACAGCTATATGCCGACGCCAAAGAGACCGAGGGCGTCGATGTCAAGCTGCTGCGCCGTACCGTCAAACTCCACATGGAGGGCGACGAGAAGCGCCGCAAGCGGAAGAAGTTTGACGAGAGCGCGGAAGACCTACTAGGGCGGCTTGGCGCACTCGCCAGCACCCCGCTCGGCGAGGCCGCGCTGCGGGACGCCGCGAAGTGAGATGCGAGGATTGCGGCGGCAGCGGAAAGCTCCCGGTTCTAAGGTTTCCGCTTCTAGGGCCACGAATGGTCGTTGAGCGGGAATTGCCTTGCCCGTCCTGCAATGGGTCCGGGATCGCGCATTGTTGTGAGGGCGAACGGCCCACGCCTGCTGTTGATATGGATTAACGTCAATGCCGAAAGGATATCCTGGACCTGGTAAATACGGCATATCTCGTATAGCAGACCCCGTAGCCTATGAGGCGGCAAAATTCCAGGCGATCAAGGCCGATCCAATTCGTTATGCGGAACGAAAACGGCGTGTCAATGCGGCCCGACGCCGGCCGCGTGCCCAGAAGAAGGGTGTGGTCGATGACAGACAAGCCTTTCCGAGAAATGACTGATGACCAACTTCGCGCGGAGGCTGACAGATGGGCTGCCGAAGTCCGTAATGCGACTGGGTGGGGAGCGGCAGTCGCGGTCGCCGATAATTTCAGGCGACAGTGTGAGCAAGAATTAAACCGCCGGCAGCACCTCAACGCTCAGAAAAAGGCTTAGGGACGAATGGGCACCATTTATTGTTCGTTTTGCGGAAAGTCACAGCATGAAGTTGAAACATTGCTCGCTGGCATGACTGCTTTCATCTGCGATGAATGCGCGGATTTATGTACCGATATCCTGGCGCGCGAGCGCCAAGTGCAGGCCGAGTATGAACAGCACGACGCTATCGTTGGCGACGATCAGCCGAGAATGTAAAATTATGAGCGATGATGAAGTAGTAGACCAATGGGAGTAAATATCGAGGTTATCCACGGCGATTGCTTAGCGGAAATCCCGAAGCTGCGAGAGCGCGGGATCATTATTGATGCCGTGTGCTGCGATCCTCCATATCATTTGTTGCCGACACAAAAGCGATTTGGGGCATTGAACGCCGCGCCCGCAAAACACGGGCGGGACGGTGCGATGGCTCGCCTTTCATCAGGATTTATGAACAGCCAATGGGATGGTGGCGATATAGCGTTCAGACCGGAAACATGGAGCGAAATTGCCTCAATAATGCGACCCGGAGCTTTCTTGGCCGCGTTTGGCGGTTGTCGCACGCACCATCGGCTAACCTGTGCAATCGAAGATGCTGGGTTCGTAATTCAAGATTGTATCATGTTTTTGTTCGGGACCGGCTTTCCGAAGCGCCGCGACATGCTCAAGCCCGCGTATGAGCCGATCGTGCTGGCGTACAAGCCGGGCGGCAAGCGGTCGATGCAGATCGACGAGTGCCGGATCGAGACTGCTGCGCCTGTCTCGCGGGGAACGACGCACACTCGCGCGGCGCCCGCCAACGGCGATACGCGGAATAACGGTAAGGGGTCTGGCGCGTGGGAACAGGGTCGCGCGTTCACCGTGTCCGACGATCCGATGCTCGGCCGCTGGCCAGCGAACGTGTGCCACGACGGCTCCGAGGAGGTGCTGGCGGCGTTTCCGCAGACGACAGCAAGTCCTAATCACCCCGTTCGGCAAGGAGGAACGCGCGGATTTGATGTCGGCTCAGATGGCGAAAAGCGGGACGGATTTGGTGTTGGGTATGGAGATGACGGTTCGGCTGCGCGGTTCTTCTTCTCGGGGACACCCGGGTCCGACCAGCGACGATTCCATTTCTCAAGTAAGGCTCAAAAAGAGGACAGATGGGGTAGCCGTCATCCAACAATTAAACCCGTCGAATTGATGAAATGGTTGGTAGCACTTGTCTGCCCGAAGGACGGCCTGCTACTGGACCCATTCGCCGGCAGCGGGACCACAGGGGTTGCGGCTCTAGCAACCGGGCGTGACTGCATCCTGATCGAGCGCGAGGCGTCCTACGTCGCCGACATCCGCGAGCGCATGGCGCATTATGAGGGTAGCGGGCGGCACTCGCTTGCCAGCAAGGCCCGGCGGCAGCAAGATAAGCCTCTGGGCGGTTTGTTCGAGCAGCCATATGACGAGGTAGCCGACGCTCGTGGCAGCTACGACGAAGCCGTGCGCGTCATCGGCGAGAGCGTCAAGGCTGGCGCTCCGGTTCCCGATTTCTTCCTATCTGACCAGAATAAACTTTAAAGATCAGCGTGCTATGACGTGGAAATCGCCCAAGCCTCCCCGCAAGCCGCAGAACGAAGCGGCAGCCGCCCCGCCGGCCATCGAAAGGCGCGGTGAAACGTGGCAACGCCTTCCTAGCCCCGCGATGAGCAACCCCGCATTGCTGTTTCGGTGCAAGGAGTGCGGCTGGAGTGGAGAGGAAAAAGCGATCATCCAATTCCCCGATCCCGATCAGGCGAGCAATCTATGGAACATATGTCCCGAGTGCCGATCTGCTGAAAGTTTTGAGAACGTGTGCGATGAACCAGGATGTACGCGGGTGGCCGGATGCGGCTGGCCTAGCCCAAGCGGCTACCGCAGAACCTGTTACGAGCACATGAAGAAATGACCGCGCTCGCCTCATACGCCGCGATCGGGCTGCTGGTCGCTGGCGCTGCCGTCGCATCGTCGGGAGATTACGTGCTACTTCTGCCTACGGGCGAGGAGGTTTGTGCCAAATCAGCCGATACCTGCAATGCGGCAATCCGGGCGATCGAGCGTGGCTGGTGGCCCATCCTGCCATCAGGCAGTGGGCTTCGATGCGAGCCGCGTCCGGCCGGCTGTTTCACGGCCCAATCGAATTGCATCGAAAACTACCAGGGTCCGCGCCCCGAGGGGCATTGTCGGTGAGGTCGCAACCCGAACAGGCGCTCCAGCGACAGATCGTTGGGTATCTCACGTGGGCGCTTGCCCCGCCCGCGATATTCACGAGTTTCCCGGCAGGCGGCGGCGGCGCTGCACGCGGCAAGGCTCTAAAGGCTACCGGCCTCAAGGCTGGCATGCCTGACATCCAGATTTTTTACGATGGGCGTGTCTGGCTTCTCGAACTGAAGACAGAGAAAGACACCGTTCGGAAAGTTCGGAAGGGTGTCGTTTCAAAGGTGCAGGAAGACACTCACAAGGAGTTGCTGGCAGCCAAGCAACTGGTCGCGGTAGCGCGGAGCCTGGATGAGTTCCGCGCCCTCCTGGCCGGCCCCTGGTGGCCTTTGCAGGCATGCATTCGCGAGTCGAAGCCGGCGACAGAGCGGATCAAGCGCGGCATGGCCGCCGCGCTCGCCGCAGAGGAGGGTTAGGGGGTCACGGTGTTGGCCGTCACGGCGTCGCTGAGCGCCTTCGTGTTGGCGTCAATCTGATCCACGACAGCCTGCATCGCAGCCGGGTCATTGGCCGCAATGGCGTCCTTCAACTGCTGGGAAATCTGCCCCAACAGAGCGACGACGGAATCCTCGACGGTCTTCTCGGCGGCGACGGCGGCTTGGATGTCGGCGAGTGTTGCCATCATTTTCTCCTGGTTGTTGAGGATCGCCGCGAGCATGCGATAGACGAGCGTGCGGCGGAACATGTTGCGCATCAGCGGTAGATAGCACGGCACGGCTACGGATTTAAGTCCTTTATCCTCTCCCGCAACCATCCCATGCCCCGAAACAGCGGCATCACGACGGCAATCGCGAACAGCCCCGTGATCCACCACCAGCGCGGCGCTCCTTCGTGCTGCATAGCTTGTCGCAGGGCATCTATGGCGCTCGGCTTACTCATAGAGCGTGTTTCGATTAACGGCAAAGATGGGCCAAAGGGATCGGCGATATAACCCAGCCGCCTTCGAATGGATTCATGCGCGGTCTCACGCAAACAATCGGTAACGTAGCCGGCAGGGCTGAAACCCAATACTCGTGAAAATCATCAAACCAAGGCTCGTCAGGATATGCCTTGTCTAAGATCGCCAGTGCTCGCGTCAGCACCGTAACATCTCGATTATCGGTAATGCGCTCATGCGAAACACCGAACGATCGCCAGCCCTCTAGGCTCCCTTGGTTGAACCGATAAACAAACCACTCACGTTGCTTGAACATAACAATCTTGACGATATCAATGGCATCGTCAGCCATCGCTAAACCCTTTCCCGACCCCCAGAATAAGCTCTGTTTGTCCTCGGTCGCTCACAGTGCGGCCCTTATCGGTTGAGTAATTGCACAATTCCGCTAATGGCGAGTGCGAGCACCAATCCGACGAGCACACCTAGACAGAAGATTAGCATGTTCCCCATCCCTCGAAATTCCCTTACAGCCCAATCCGCAGGATCTTCGCCGTGGCGATGACGACGACCGCCCCGCCGATCGACAAACCCGTGAACAGACCCAGCGCACGCAGCCACCACGGCAGCAGTCGAGGATTACGCCTTGGTGACGGGCGTCCGACCCAGACCGAGCGCAGCGGCAGCGCATCGACCATGTGGAGCGCGAGGCGGCTGGTCATAGACCGGCATTCTGCAAAAGCGCGCCCGTATCGCTGGCAGCACCAGCGGCGCGACCCTTCATGTACTCGTCAATTTGCTCTGCGCTAAATTGCGGCTTTAGAGGAGGCTGCCGATGCGTTCCGAAGAAGTTTTCGGCATCCTCGCGGCGGCAAACCGCCTTGGTCTGAAACCCGTGCCGCCATCCCCACGAGAACGGGTCTTGCCGGTTCATGGCGTAATGCAATTCGATCGCCTTCGCGGCACTAACGGCCATCTTGGTCATCGTCCGTCCCCTCGGCCATGTGGAGCGCGAGGCGGCTGGTCATCGGCTGATTGCCATACCGAACCAGTGATTGTAGGCGCAGACGGCCCCAAACACGTGTGCCAACCCGGAGACTATCAACACGATTCCAAAGATGCGATCCGTCATTCGTCGTTTCCCTTGCATGTGGAGCGCGAGGCGGCTGGTCATGCCGGCACCTTTTGCCCTTTCTTGATGGCTTCAGCTTCCTGTTGGCAAAAGGCGCGGTACACAGCGGCCGCATCTCGAACGGCCTTGACCTCCGGGATATTGCCAATCTCGCCTTCTATTTTGAAGAGTCGCTGGGCGATATCTTCTAGCAATTCACGGTCTGTCATCGTCGTTCCCCTTACTCGAGACAGGCATTTTAGTGCTCAAATGTGCTCAGAAATGTCCGACCCTGGTGCCGGCGGGCGTCCCCTTACTCAGGGTGCCGAATGTCTGCGACGACATCCGCACGCGGTATGCGCAACTCGGCCAACTCTTGCTCGGTGCAAACGCCGAAACCAAGCGCGCGATTGCGCACGACAAACATGCTCACCACCCGGCCCGATCGCTGCAAGGCTGCTGCTGTTGCTTCACGCTTGGTCATCGTCCGTCCCCTCGGCTGGTGTTGCGGGTTAGGCTGCGTTCGTGGCGTATGGTGCGAGCATCCCGTTTGCTGCTACGCGCCGCCAGTTCATTGCGAGGTACATTTCGAGCGGCGTTTCGTTACGCATTGTCGGGAACTTCTCGGCCTGTTCCTCCCAGCGCCTAGTCAGTCGAGCAATCGCCTCAGTCTTGGTTATGGTCATGGTGTCCTCCGTCGCGGGTCAGCGTTGCCGCCGCCACGTCCGATAATCGGCGTAACTCTCAAAGGCCATAAAGCCGCCCTCGACCTTTGCCAGCACACAAGCCCAAGGCGCTAGTCTGAGTGCGACTGAGCGGCTTCTGCATCGGATCATTTCTGTGGTCATGGTGTCCTCCGTTCTCTCGACACCGAACATAGTCATTGACGGCATGCCGGTCAACCGAAATCGTGCCCGTCAATCAGAATTATTTCCCGCCGCCCGCCGCCGCGCCTTCGCCCGCCGCGACGCAGCATCCCTGATCGCCGCCCACCGTGCCGGGTGCTCCTCCCGCCAGCGCGCATGCGTAGCCGCCCGACAGGCCCGACAGCCGCGCGTCCCGTCGCGCTCCGTATAGATGTTGTCGCCGGTGAACGGGTGGCCGCGCTGGCAATGGGTCTGGCGGGGACGCCCGCGCTTTGGTGTGTCCATGCGCCCAGCTTAGCAGTCAATATCAATTGTCGCAATACCGCTTGCGCCCGCATCGGATTGGTGCTTATCATATAAGGCAAGCGAGCGGTGGCCGATCGGACTGATCATCCGATTTGTCCTCTAAAGCGCGGCGCTCCACGGGATTTAAGTCACCGCTCGCTGTCCCGCGCGCCGCTGAAGGAGTGCCGTACCTGATGAGCAAGTATCGCCACGAATACCGCTATGCGCCACGTTTCGGACACCCTGAGCATATCTGGACTGTAACCGGAGCAAAAGGTGCGATGCATTTCCACGTTACCGATTTAGGCGAGGATTGCGAGCGCGGAAACGGCCTCCAATGGAGTGCCGGCCTGGAAATGCATTCACGCACGCCGTTAGGCGACGACGACGCTCCAAGCCATGAGAAATGCTGGCTACTCGGCGGGCCATGCTGGCATGACGGTACAAGCCTCTATGCTCAAGAAAGCGTCGTACCGTTCTGGCGCGAAGAACCGGACAACCATGAGCGGATGTTTCAATTTCTTGAGAGAGAATATTGCAACCGTTTCAGGTCGGAATGATCTGATGACCGATACGCTGACCCGCGCTCTCGATGAGCGCACCCGACTCACCCGCAATTTTCACCGAGCGAAAAAATCGCAATACGAGGCGGCGTTCGCAGCCGAGCCGAAGCTTCAGGCGTTCAGCCGTGAAATCCGCCGCTGCGGGATCGGAGATGCCCACCTGATCATATCGCTGGTCCGCGCCCATCACGGCGCATGGCTGCGCAACACCTCCCCCGACACACGCGCCCTGGCGCTCGAAATCGTCTCGACCCGCATCCGGCAGATCCGCGAGGGTGCGGGTCTCCCGCCGTTCGACGATCCCGTGATGGACGAGGAACCGGATGTCTACATGATCGTGCGGGGGATTTTAGGATGATGGGCGACGATGATAACGTAATTATAACCGACCCAACTATCGGAGAGTTCAGGGCGCTCTTAGAGCAATTCGACCAATCCATGCCGTTCAGAATTGTTGATCCAGATACTTTTTGGACGATCGGCATTTTTCATCTGTATGTCGATAAAGGCACCCTATGGCTTGGTGCTGAATATAGTGAAATGGATCGATCATGAGCGCGCCCTTCCAAATCGCCTCGATCCTCGCCGACTACGCCGACGCTACCGCGCGCGTGTTCGACGACCGCAGCAACACCATCGGCGCGAGGCTGGCGTGATTATCACCAACCGCCTAAACCTCCCCTCCTCGATCGTCAAAGCGGTAAAGAACGACCGATACAGCAGGGGTGACGCAAATATCTCGGTCACTGGCCTCATCGGCCCCGCCCGCAAACGCGCCATTGAGATAGCGCACGCCGACGAGCTTACCGAAGATGTCGCGGAACGCATCTGGGCGTTGATCGGGCAGATCGCCCACGGCATCCTCGAACGCGCCGACGATCAGGCATGGTGCGAGGAACGCCTGTTTATCGAGCGCCACGGCTGGCGCATATCCGGAGCATTCGACCGCTACCTCCTCGAAAGCGACGGGCGGCTTCAGGACTACAAGCTGACCTCGACCTACGCAATCAAGGACGGCAACAAGCCGGAATGGGAAGCCCAGGAAAACATCTATGCCCTGATGCTGCGCGAGCACGGCTACACCGTGACCAATCTCGATGTCGTCGCCATCCTGCGAGATTGGCAGAAGGCCAAGGCAAAGCACACCAAGGATTATCCCCAGGTTCCGGCCCTCGTCATCCCCGTTGTAATGTGGCCCACGGATCGCACCGAAGCCTTTATCAAGGAGCGGCTAATAGAACATGGGCGGGCCCAACACGAATTACCTGAGTGCAGCGCCGACGAACGCTGGGAACGCCCCGCAATCTATGCGTTATACAAAGGCAAGAACTTGCGTGCGACCCGTTTATACGACACGCTGGCAGAGGGTGAAGCCGCACTAGATGCTGCGGGCCCCGGATACGATCTGCGCGAACGCCCGGCCGAGCAAAAGCGTTGCGCCGACTACTGCGCCGCCCTACCCTACTGCGAGCAGGGGCAACGCCTAATCAAAGCAACAGAGGATTTCATTTCCGCCCAGCATTGGACAGTGGGCAAGGAGAAACAGGTTGCGTGAGATTCCGCTGACCAAAGGTTATGTGGCCCTCATCGATGATGAGGATTATGAGCGCGTGTCGATGCATAAATGGTGCGCCTTCGAAACCGGCGTTAAGATCAAACGAGTATATGGCGTCAGGAAAACACCAGGCAGCCGCCGCACAAACCGACTAAATATATTTCTGCATCGCTTTGTCATGGATGCGCCAAGTGGCATCCATGTTGATCATGAAGATCGCAATGGACTAAATTGCCAGAAATATAACTTGCGAATAGCCACCCCCGCTCAGAACGGGGCTAATAGTCAAAAAATCATCGGAGTTTCTGGATATCGTGGCGTCGAACCGTATCCGAATGGTCGTTGGCGTTGCCGCGCCCAAGAGCGACATATTGGCGTATTCGACACGCCCGAGGCGGCGGCGCAACGATATGATGAAGTAGCTATCGAAATTTGGGGAGAATTTGCAATGCTGAATTTCCCCAATAACGTGGGCGGCGTTATCCGTCCGAGAAGTAGCAAAGGAAAAGAGCAATGTCACTCAATGTAGAGCCGAGAATTGGCGGAGATTTTATCCCGTACTTGAAATTTAATGCTAAGGCGGGGAGATGGTATTCTAAAACAGAAGACGGAGGTGAACAGGAGGTAGTTAACCTAACCGCAATCTTCGACCTCGCCCAGATCAAAACCGGATGGATTCTCTTCACCGAGGGGCAGGCCCCCTCATCAGTCTGGGACAACGGAGCAACCGCACCGCAACCGACGCCGCAGCATCGCCGGGGATTCTCCGTCAACGTGTTCTCCCCTAAAGAGATCGGCGGATTGCGGGAGTTCTCCAGCAGCAGCAATGCCGCGATCATCGCGATCAAGGAAATGTACGAGGAACAGTACGAATCGGCACCGGAAGCAAAGAAGGGTATGGTCCCCGTCGTCACCTGTGAGAAGGTGTTCCCAGTCAAATCGCGGCAGGGGACAAACTATCAGCCGGTGCTCAAGATCACGAAATGGGTGCCTCGCCCGCAGGCGATGCCTGCAACCATAGCGGCCGAACCCGAAGTGCCGCCGCCTGTCAACAGCGCCAAGCCGGCGGCAGCCGCGCCGCCGACAGAGACGGAAAGCGCAGAAGAGTTCTAATTACGCAGAATGATGCAATGATGTAAGCTGACGACCGAGCGCGGGCCACACTCAGGCGACGGTCTGAGTGCCAAGCCCACGCCGACCAGCAGCCCGGCAAGGACTACTGGCCCGCGCTCGATGCTTTCCCGCCATCTCGGCTGCCAAGGCTGCTCTATGTGTCCGATGACAATTTAAACCCGCAACCCGACCCGACCACGATCCGCGCGCACCTGGAACGCCTGTTCCGCCGCGCCAGGACAGAATATCCCGAGGGACGCTGCGAAATCGCCTGGGCCGACGCCAGGGGTGCAGTTAACTCCGCCGAGACCTTCGGCCTCGACCCGGATAGCCTCGACGCCGCTACCGCTACCGCAGCTCGCTACAACGCCGCCGGACGCAATACCTATGTCGGCGTCAATCCCCGCAAACCAGACTCCCCGCCGTTCGGCCGCGCCAGTGCCGCCGACGTGGAAATCGCCTTCGTCCAGTTTATCGACGGCGACAGCCCGCAGACCGCCGATAAGCTCCGCCAGGCACCCATTCCCTATTCCTGGGCTGTCACCACTGGGCGCATCCCTAACCCGCGCCCACAGGCATACTGGGATCTAGAAGAGCCAACCCGCAACCTTAAGGCGTGGTCCGATAGGCAGCTTGCGTTAGCCGAATTTTTCGGAGCCGACCACGTAATCGACCCGCCCCGCATCATGCGGCTGGCCGGGACAACCAACTATCCAGCTCCAAAGAAGGCTGCAAGGGGTTATGTCGTCGAACCCGTCACGCTGCGCACGCTTTATGACGGCGTGGAACGTGAGCCGCTGCCGTGGGAAATCCTCGACCGCGCTTACCCTAACGTCAAACCGAACGGCTACGCCAACGGGCACGCGAGGAACGGGCACGACCCGGATACCGGCGAGGTGTTCGAGGAGCAGGCGCAAAGCCGTCCGAATTTCCAGACCGATCGCCGCAGCATCAAGTCACTGATCCAAATTATGGCCGCAGGGCAAGGCGGCTGGCATAAAGCCGCTCTCGCCCTTACCGGGCATATGATTAATCGCGGCGACCCCGACGCTCTGATCCTGGCCCTCGCGCCAGGGCTTACAACGCCAGGATATACCGTTGCCGAGACCCACGCCGAATTGTCCCGGATGATCATATCGGGGCGAGAGAAATGGGGCATCCCGAATCAGGACGAGGATTTCAGCGCGGGCGATCCCGCAACCGTGCCGCCCGCAGAAGATTGTACAGTGGCAGCATGGCTAGCCAAGGATATTCCTCAGCCGGATTTCCTTCTTGGTGAAGTGTTCAGCACCACTAGCCGGGGAATGATGGTGGCACCTACCGGGTTGGGAAAAACCAATTTTGGTCTAGCTCTCGCGTTTGCAATGGCGCTAGGCACCCCGTTCCTTCATTGGGTGTCGCGCCGCCCTGCTCGCGTCTTGTTTGTTGAGGGGGAAATGTCTCAACGCCTTGTCAAGACGCGTATTTCCGATGGTGTAAGACGCGCCGCCGCCACGCCCGAGAGGCTTTATGTTCTCTCTCGTGATGCTATTGAAAACCTCCCGCCGCTTAATACGGTCTCCGGACAAAAATTCATTGATGAATTTATTGAAAATATAGGTGGTGTTGATTTTGTTCATTTCGACAACGTGCAGGCGTTGCTTGAGGGAGACATGAAGGACGAAGTGCCGTGGCAAGCCACGTTGCCTTGGATACGAAATCTTACACATAGAAACATCGGACAGTTATGGCTGCATCATACGGGGCACAATGAAACGCAAAGCTATGGAACAAAAACACGCGAATGGCAACTCGACACGGTAATGTTAATGGAAAAAACAGAGCGTCTAGATGTTGATATTTCTTTCAACCTAACATTTACAAAAGCCCGCGAACGATCGCCCACTAATCGGGATGACTTTCAGCCGGTAATGATAACTTTGACCGATGACAAATGGGAGTCAACTGGGGCTGTAATAAGAAGAACGGCCCCATCACCACTGGGCTTAAAATTCTATCAGGCTCTTCTTAATGCCCTTGCCGTGCCTGATGCCACGGAACGGTTTTCAGGGCGCCCGGCAACAACAAAAATACGGTGGAGGCGTGAGGCAATGCTCCTGGGTCTTGTTGATGAGGAATTTACGAGAAGTGACAGGTCGCTGCTCGATAAGTACCAAAGGGAGCTAATCGCATGCGATATGATCGGATGCAACAATGACCTGATATGGACGATATAACACCCATAGGTAGAATAATGTTATCGACAAAGAACGGAAACGGTGTGGTTTCATGGGAAAAATGGGCGGTTTCATGCCCGCCCGCGACGCTTTATGAAACCACGATGAAACCATAGGAAAACAGCCAATGAAACCATATGAAACCATGATGAAACTGATGAAACCGCCTCGCGCGCACGCCGCCTACGGCGGAGAGCCGATTGGCCGTGCGTGCTGCGGCGGCTTCCCGCGTGGCGTTGTTCGTTGAGAAAATGCCAGATTGGCAAGGAGGATGGGTGAAGATGATTTTCGAGACAGCGTTCAAGGTCGGGCGGTTCCAGTGTGAGATGCGGTTCAATGTCGAGGAGAAGCAAACCAATGTTGAATGGGAACCCGATGTGCCAAAGCAGGGCGAAATCACACAGGCGGACCTTAAACACTATCAAAAAATGCGGAACAGGTTTTATCGCCTGGTTTGTCAAAAAACCGGGCTGAACATGATGATGGTGGATTGATGACCCAACTCTCCTGGCAGGAACACGATGTGATCTCGGCGGTGACGGCAGGTGTCGATGCAGTCGCGGTGGAGATGGAAAGCCGCTGGGGTGTCGGGCGCCTGCCCCTCCTCGTGTCCGACGAATTGCGAGAAAAGTTTTCCCGCCAACTACGCCGGTTCGATCAGGCTATCGTGTCGAATGATATCGAACGTATCCGGCAAACAGGTGCAGCCACAAAGCGGGCATGGCAGGCGTTGGATCAAGCCGCCACCGAAGCCGGGCAGCAACAACTACAACCCGATGCCTGGGAGGTGAGGCTTGCGGACGGACGCGTTGTAGCAATATGCCGTACCAATGCCGACGCCCATGCAGAAGTCAGAAGCGGAAGGCACCTTGAAGTTTGGACGATCGACGAGATAGCCCGCATCATGTTCGCGTTCCCAGGCCTCGGAACCGCAAAACAAACCTTCCCTGGCGCAACCGTCGAAAGCGTCCGGTCGCGACATGTCAGTGAGCCCGTAGAGGACGAGGCGGAAGAGTTTGTGTGATGAGATTCGCTAGGCTAAACCCGTAACCGGCAACATGGCGGTGATAGGATGCTTCTAAAACCCTCTTCCGCTGCCCGTACAGTGCAGGAAAGGGGGGTGGCGGCTACCCCACTAGCTGCCGACCCCCTAAACGCGCTCAGCGGTCAAATTTGAGCGTTTACGGCACGGTGGGGAAAACGTAGTGATCGTCCCCGAAATCTCCGCCAGCATCGCCCGATGACCCTCAATCAGCCCCGGCAGATCGCGCCATACTCGCGCCGGAATCGGATGATCTCCTATCAGCCAGTACCGCACGCTCCTATCGCTCACCCCAAGCGCCCGCGCCATGCACCCCTGCCAGTTCGGCCCATACAGCGCCGCGCCCACTCGCGCGAAAAGCGCCCTCTCGGGCGCTCCCGCTTCGATGTGACCGGCGGTCATTCGCCCGTGCCGCTGAGCGGCAAAGGCCACCGTGCGTTCGCACTTCTGCATGCTCGTCTCCGCAACTGTCCTGCCGTTATTTTGGCGCACTTGCCACACCGATCACTCGCAATGCGCTTCCCCCAATCGTTGTTGTCGATCACAAAATCGCGTTCGTTGTTTGGCGAACAAATAGCGCGGTCATGGTTTGCTTCGTCTCGTATATGCCACTTTGCCATCTCAGTACCCCTTTCCGTGGTAAACGTAGCTCTGAGCCTGCATTTCCTCAGTCGTGAACTTTGGCTCTCCGACTGCCTTCAAAACATGGTCGAGCAATCGGCCGTTGAATCCGGCAAGCAACGCCGCACGAATAGCGGTGCCGCTCGCAATATCCTCCTCAACCTGTTCGATACGAATCAGGTATTGTCCGAGAGCATAGTGGTTGTAATACTTCTTGGTGGACTCCTTGCGATCGTATTCTGTGACCGCGTGAACCAGCGCAGAGTGGATTGTTCCACCGAAAACATTCATTTCCCGTTCCCCGTCTCTCCCCGGAGGCCCGACAGCCGAGCCTCCTACGCCCTCAGGCCCGCTGGGGTCATCCATGCGGGCCGTTGGGGATTGAGCGGGAGGGTTATTCGCTGGTGCCGCTGATCGGCAAAGGCCAGCGAGCGTTTGCCGCCTCATAGGACGCTTGCCGCCGGTAGATGGCGCTGTTAAGACGCGCCTCAAAAAGACGATCCGATCGGGCGCGAAGACATGCTGCGAATATCGTGGCCTTGTTTTGCCGCGTCGGGCGCGGAGGCCAGTAGCTTTGCGGGATATGCTCTAATTCCATTAGTAATTCCGCCTTTGTCATCAGTTCAATCGGCTTGTACGCCATGATGTTCACCTACCCCCCTAGTAGAAGCTGTTGTAAATTGTCTTACACCCGCCGCGCGGGCCAACGAAGATACATTCGTGATATTCTATCTTCATTCCCGGCTGGCTGTACGTGCGCACAACTTGCAGCGTTGAGGTTGAGCCAACGCGATCTACCTCGTACCCCCGCAACTCATAGCTGCTGTTGGGCGGCGTCATCAGGCTCCGCACGGTCTCAATCTGCCGATCGTAGGTCATCTTCTGTCCCCGTCTCTCCCCGACCCGACCCAGCGTCGCGCCGTCAATCGGGAATGTAGGCTATCATCTTCCTTCCGTCAATCCGGAAGTTGTTTCATCTTGTTTCAGCCCTATGCCAAAATCACCCCCCCCCGATCCCCCCGCACCACACGCTTGACGCTCGCCCCATACAGGCGTATTAGCCTCACCCCATGCCGCCAGCCGGGTATTCCAAAATAACCCCCCTCGTCCTCGACAAAATATGCCGGCGTATTGCCCGTGGCCGCACCATTCGTGACGTCTGCAAAGATAAAGATATCCCTAGCTACGAAGCCCTCTACGATGCCATGAGTGCTAATCCAGCGGTCGCTGACGCTGTAGCGCGCGCGCGACTTGACAGCGCTCATGCCTTGGCCGATGAGGTGATCGCGATAGCCGACAGCAGCGATAACCCGGCGATGGCTAATTTGCTGCGCAACCGCTGCGATCAGCGGCGCTGGCTGGCCGGGAAGTTCAACCCGATGTATGCGGATAAGCATATGGTTGAGCATCGCCAGCATGCGGACACGACGGCGCTCGGGTATGAAGAACTCATGGCGCTTGCTATGGCGAAGGCACCGCACTTGACGATCGAGCACGATGCTGGACCGCAGCAAGACGCGGGCACCACCGATGCCGACGATGTGTGACTCTACGTCTTACACACGTGTAGCCTATGCCGAAAAGTGGCAGAAACGCTTGGGTTTGCCCAGTCGCTCCTCGATATTACGGCCGGGGTCCTGCGGGGGTCCCGCGCAGCAACATTCCGTGTCCAATGACATCCCATGATCCTCGCCTGGACATGGGCCGCGTGGCGCTGATCGCGCAGCTTGATGATGGGGCGATGCGTCTTGCGCAGCGTGATCGAGAGATAGAATTGCTTTCAGCCGAAATTGACCGGCTGCGGGATAGGATCGAGCGCCTGACCGTTGCGGCGCGTTTTGAGCCGATAATGCGGCCGCTGTATCCGCCATGATAGCCAGCATGCTCGCAGCGATAGATAAAACGCCTAGCGGAGGCTGGGTAATCGATTGTGAGCAATGGGAAGCGTTGTGCGAGGATTATGCGGGGATGCTGCCGTTCGATGCGCCCCCGGACTATACGCCGCGCCCGACCATCCTGCATGGGGTGCCCGTATTCGTCGCTGAATGGCTGGCGTTGCGAGCGAAGCGATGATCACCCAGCAGCAGGCGGCGGCCGAGCTTATCCTGCGGATCGACGCGCAGCGGTCGCTGGAGAAGTGCATTGCGATCCTATCGCCGGATACCGTGCCGGCTGCGCATCACCGGCTCATTATAGAGAAGCTGGAGGCGGTCGAGCGTGGCGAGATCACTCGGTTGATGATCGCCTGCCCACCTGGATCGGCCAAATCAACCTACGCCTCGGTGCTGTTTCCGCCTTGGTTCCTCGGCCGCAACCCGAAGATGTCCATCATCGGTGCCAGCCATGCGGGGGAGCTTGCTGAGCGGTTCGGCAGACGGGTACGTAACCTCGTCGGGTCGAGCGAGTTCCGCCGTGTGTTTGGTTTCGGGCTGTCGGGCGACAATGCGGCGGCGGGTCGATGGGAGACCGAAAAAGGTGGGGAATATTATGCGGTTGGCGTCGATGCATCCGTAACTGGGAGGCGCTGCGACGTTGGAATTTTGGACGATCCGGTCAAGGGTAGGGCAGAAGCGGATAGTCCGGCGATCAGACAACGGACCTGGGACTGGTACAAGGCTGACTTCTGGCCTCGGTTGAAGCCGGGGGCGCGGATCGTGCTGATAATGACCCGTTGGCACGAGGATGATTTGGCCGGCCGCTTGCTTGCCGAGCAGGCGGTCGGGGGCGAGCAATGGGAGGTGCTGTCGCTCCCGGCGGAGGCTGGCGCGAACGACCCGCTTGGCCGCGCTCCCGGGGAGCTGCTATGGCCGGAATGGTTCACGCCGGCGATGTTCGCGGAGGCGAAACGCGACGTGAGGAACTGGTCGGCGCTGTATCAACAGGAGCCGACGCCGGACAGCGGCAACTATTTCCAGGCGGAGTGGGTGCGCTGGTACGATGAGATGCCGGACATTCGGACGATGCAGACGTATGGGGCGAGCGACTACGCGGTAACGTCGCTGGGTGGGGATTACACGGTTCACGGGGTCATTGGGGTTGATCCGGCGGACAATATATATGTGTTGGATTGGTGGCGGCAGCAGACGACCTCGGACGCATGGATTGAGGCGTTTTTGGACTTGATGGAGCAGTGGTCGCCACTGATGTGGGCGGAGGAGCAGGGGCAGATTTTGAAGTCGGTTGGCCCGTTCATCCAGAAGCGGCAGATGGAGCGCCGGGTTTACGGGTATCGGAAGGCATACATATCGAGCCATGATAAGGAGACGCGGGCACAGGCGATCCGTGCGAGGATGGCGATGGGGAAGGTATATTTCCCGAAGCGGGCGCCGTGGGCGACGGATTTGGTGAGCGAGATGCTGCGGTTTCCGGCGGGGAAGAATGATGACCAGGTTGATGTGCTGAGCCTTGTGGGTCGGATGCTAGCGACGTTGGTTCGGGGCGACGACATTCGGGAGGCTGAGCCGATTCGGGGATTGTCTGAGATGACGTATGGGGAATTGGACGAGTGGGAGACGCGGCATCGGCGTCGGGGTTCGAGGCCACAGAGGGTGTGAGCATGAGAGCGATATGGGTAGCGGCTGGGGTGTTGGTGCTGATCAGCGGCGAGGGGTACGCGCAGTCGAAGGGGGCGGGCGTCTCGGACAAGATCACGGCATCGACGTTGAGCGTGACGAGCGGGAATTGTTTGGCGGTGAACTCGGCGAGGAAGACGCTGACGTTGGACAACACGGGGGGTAGCATCAACATTGGGTATTGCGAGACGAGCCCTAGCACGCCGGGGACGCCGTGTACGGCGGTGATTGGGACGGCACCGACGACGACGTTGGCGGCGGGGAGCTTGCATTACTGGCCGACGGCGCCGATTAATCAGTTTTGTTTCATCGCGGCGAGTTCGACGCCGGGGATCACGATCCGGGAGGGGCAGTGATGTGGCGCCGTGTAAGTGAGGCAACGGTGGATACGGACGCGTACTGTTTTTTCAAGGGTCGTGAGGCAAAGGACAGTTTCATCACGCCTTTGCGGTGGGATGTGACGACTTGGCGTCGGCATAGTCATCCGGCGAACGAGATCATGGTGACGCATTTTTGGGATGGGGATGGGGAGCCAACGGCGTTTCCTGGGGATGGGCAGTGATGGGGTTGCCGTATCGGGGGTCTGGGGCTTTGACGGTTGATGAGCAGCTAGATGTTCTTGGTTGGCTGTATGCGGGCAAGTCGCAGGGTTGGGTAGCGGATCGAATTGGGGTGAGCAAGAACGTGATTGCGGGGGTGTGGCGGCGGCATGGGTCTCCGGTTCGGAAACAGGAGCCGACGACGTTGTTTGAGCGGTGCGAGGCACTGCAAGCGCGGTGTGACGCGGTGCTGAGGGCGACGGCTGGGGTAGGTCGGGTTCGGAACGTGCCGAAGATGGTAGATTTGCGATGAGGCTGGGTGAGGGTTGGGAGGTGCATGTTGTCCCGGTAGAGGATCGGCGTCGGCACGAGCCGGACATGGGTTGCTGGTGCGGGCCTCGGATAGAGGACGGGGACATTGTGGTTCATGCGTCGGCGGATCGTCGGGAGTTTGGGGAGCGGCCGCGTCCGGCATTGAGAGCGGGTCTGCGGGACTGGGCCAAGTGCATTTGGGCTATTTTAACGACGCCACTTTGGGCTATCGAGGCAAACCAGCCGCCGCCGCGCCCGTCATTTGAGGAATGGTGTCGGCTAGAGACCCTCCGAGAGAGTCTGCGGGTGCGCAATGGCTGATGATCGGGTTGGCGACATTTTAGCCTCATCCATTGGGGTTAGCGTGGCGCTTCTGAGGTCGCGTCTTCGGGTTGCGGGTTATGTGATTGTGCCTCTCGCGCCGAGTGACGAGATGAGTGAGGCTGGGGCGCAGGAAATCCTGGATGGCGGCGAATGGCCGTCGGCACGCATTGTGTGGCGGGCGATGGTAGAGGCGGTAGATGGCTGACTACGGGGGGTTTTTAGGCTCTTACGAGAGCCGATCGGATGCTGGGGATGAGCCGAGCGATGTAGCGGGGTTTTGGCTTCAGCAGTTGAAGCTGGCGGAGCGCGAGGACCGGAAGTGGGTTCGGACGGGTCGGCTGATTGTGAAGCGGTATCGGGACGAGCGGCGGGATGCGACATCGACGGGTCGGCAGGCGGCTAAGTTCAACATTTTGTGGGCGAATGTTGAGACGCTGAAGCCGATTTTGTATGGGCGGACGCCGAAGCCGGATGTTCAGCGGCGGCATAAGAATGACGATGAGATCGCGTTGATGGGGGCGGAGATCATCGAGCGGGCGCTGGGGTACGAGGATGATCTGGACGAGTTCTCGGAGGTGATGGAGCGGGTCGTTGAGGATCGGCTGCTGCCGGGTCGTGGGGTGGCGCGGGTGTTTTACGAGCCGGAGTTTGGGGAGCCGGAGGAAGATCTTGACGGGGAGCCGGACGAGGACGGGAAGCCGGCGACGTTTCGCCCGGTAGCGAACGAGCGGGCGCCGGTTCGGTATGTTTTCTGGGAGGATTTCCGGATTAGTCCGGCTCGAACGGAGCGGGATGTATGGTGGATGGGGTTCCGCTCGTACATGACGCGGGATGAGTTGGTAAAGCGGTTTGGGGCGAAGGTTGGGAAGCAGGTCACGCTGGATTACACGCCGAAGGGGTTGGATGACGGTGGGGATGGGGAGAAGGGACCGCAGGCGGATGCGTTCAAGAAGGCGCAGGTGTGGGAGTTATGGGACCGGTACAAGAAGCAGGTTGTGTGGGTTGCGCCGAGTTACCCGGAGGGGCCGCTGGATAAGAAGGGCGACCCGTTGGGATTGCCTGGGTTTTTCCCGGCACCGAGGCCATTGAGCGCGACGACGACGAACGAGACGCTGGTGCCTGTGGCGGACTATTCGGAGTATCAGGACCAGGCGATTGAGTTGGACATTCTGACATCACGGATTGATCGGCTGACGACGGCGCTTGGTGTAAAGGGGTTATATGACGCGCAATTCAAGGCTGAAATTGCGCAAATGGTGAATGACCAGGGTACTGAGAACATGCTGGTCCCGGTTGAGGCTGCGGCGGTGTACGCGGACAAGGGCGGTCTTGAGAAGGCGATCATGTTTTTCCCGATGGAGCAGATCGCGAAGGTTTTGATCCAGTTGTACGACGCGCGGGAGCGGGTGAAGCGGACGTTGTATGAGATCACGGGGATGGCGGACATTTTGCGTGGGGAGACGAACCCGACGGAGACGTTGGGGGCGCAGCAGTTGAAGGCGCAGTTTGCGACGCGGCGGATATCGCGGGCGCAGAAGGAGGTGGCGCGGTTTGCGCGGGATTTGATGCGGTTACGGGGCTTTGTGATGGCTCGGCATTTCTCGGCGGAGACGCTTGGGGAGATGAGCGGGCTTCCGGAGCCGTTGCCGGCGATGCCACCGCCACCACCGATTATGATTCCGGCCCCGATGGGTGGACAGCAGGCGGGGCCGCAGGGTCCGATGCCTACGGGGATGATGGGCCATAACGGCGGCCCACCGATGCAGCCTGGGGGCGGGCCTGTTCCCCTGCCGGCCGCTGGGAATGCGCCGGGAGGCGGGGCGGTCGGGGGACCGTCTCCGCCGCCTGTGCCTGTAGCGATGGGTGGGGCGCAATGACCGACATAGAGGCGGAGATTGCTGATATCATCTGCTCAACGGATGGAAAGGCAGCTTTGATTACAAAGTTGGCCCATTGGCAGGTTCTTGCGGAAGATCGCGGGGCGCGCGAAGCGGCGCAGGAAAGCATCAAGATAATTGCGCGGAACGATTTGGATACCGCAAGGATGCTGTGTGATTTTTTCGCCAAGACACGGCAATGGGGAGAGTTTCAAGAGATCCGAGCGGGCCGAGATCCGGCATGGATGTCGCAATGATTGGCGGAGAGGATAGGCTTGGCGAGATTCTGGTGACGACGGCGTTTTGTCGGCTTGCTAAGTATGGTTTTGATAGGCCGGAGGAAATTCGTCCTGATCTGGTCAGCGTGTTGATGATTCATGGAAAATTGGGTCGGATGCCTTCGCATGCGGACATCGTGCAGCAGCAGTTGATTGTGGCGCGCCAGTCTAACCGCGTTGGTGAATTACGCGAGCAGACAAAACCTTCCATATGGGCCAGGGCAATCAACCAGGAAGCGGTAGATCGTGCGCGGGTTGATTTGGAAACGGCATGGCTGGGGCGGTACGGCAGACGAGTTCAGCCGTGGGAGATTAAGAAGTGGCTCCCGCGTCTATGGGGGCGGGCATAATCGGGTCCAACGTGGTTCCTTTCCGGGGTGGTGAGTAGATGTCTAATAATGTCATGTGGCTCGTCAACGAACGCCTTGGGGAACGTGTTTACCTGGGTAAGTATTACCCGTCTACGGGGTGGTATAATAATGGCGATGTTGGGAGAGCCATCAACGACGCTTTTGACAAAGACACGGAAAGGAGCGGCATAGGGCCGACAGACTGGAAGATTGAATATGACATAACGGAAGAAGATGTTGCCGATGGAGAGCCAGAGTTTGTAGCTATTGTGCGGCGTAAGGTTGGTGGATAGCGCGCGATGATCGGCTCGAACGTCATTCCTTTCCAGGGCGGTGGGGGGCTGATGGCCCCGCAAGCGCCGCCGATGATGCTGAACCCGGCGTTTCAGCAATGGATGCAGTTGAAGCAGGCATGGGACGCGGAGAATGCGCGGCGGCAGCAGAAGTTCATGGCGGCCTGCGCGCTGATCAAGGAAGACGCGGCGAAGTCGTACAAGATCGACATTGAGGCGGATTCGACGGTTGTTGCGGACCAGCAGGCAGAGCAGGCAGCGATTACGGAATTCATGCGGGCGATTATACCGCTAAGCGAGGTTCTGATCCCGCAGATGATGCAGTCTGGTCCGGTGGCGGACTTTGCGGGGGCGCTGCTGAGGTTCGGGTTCAGGGCATTCCCGGCATCGCGCGAGATGGATGACGCGCTGGAGAAGTTCGTTGAGGACATGAAACGGGCGCCTCCGCAGCCTCCGACAGAGGGTAAGGGGAAGACGGTTGCCGAGACGCAGATGGAGACGCAGCTTGGGCAGGCCAAGGTTGCGGCCTCGGTGCATGACACGCAGGTAAAGGCACAGATTGCCCAGCAGGAGAGCGCGTCGCGAGTGATGGCGGCGCAGGTTGAGGCGCAGGCCGACCAGGCGAAGGCGCAGGCGGAGAATCAGTTGCGGGTGGCGGAACTGGCGTTACGGGGGCGTGAGGTTGCTGGCCGCGAGGCGCTGGATGCGGCGCGGCTAACGCGGATCGGGATACGGAACACCGAGGGATTGACTTGATGGCGGATACCGGATGGGACGCAGCCGTTCTGGATGAGATTCGGCGGACGCGGGAGGCGGTCGAGAAGCTAGTTGATCTGCTTCAAACGATGGATCGCCCCGTTAAAACCGAACATGGGGATCGGCTCGTGAATGAGGATAACTCTTTCGTAAAGCCTCAATCGTCATACGCAGATTGGCGGCGTGCGGCGGCAACTGATAAAGGGACACTACAGGAGACTGCTGAAGAATATTGCCGCCGATGCGGCGTTCAGCAGCCATGAGACGCGAGTTCGATCCTGACCGTTATGCAGAGTGTCTGGAGCAGGGGCATATCTGGTCCGTGACGACGGAGCATTGTCGGCATTGTGGCATGACGCACCTGATGGTGTTGAATCGGCAGCCTGACCCGCGCACGCCGCTCGAAGCGAGGGGATTTGGCGCCATCGGCAACCCGGCGCGCCTTGAGATGCTGGACGAGGGAAGCGAATGAGACGCCGTTTCGTCTTTCGGGGCGGAGAGTTGGTTGAGCTTGACCTGGATGCTCCGCTACCCCCACGTAAAGGGCCGTACATCCAGAGCGACATCGCGCCGTATCGGTCGGTGATTACGCGAGAGCCGATTACGTCGCGTTCGGAGCATCGGGCGCATTTGCGGCAGCACGGGTGCGTTGAGGTGGGGAATGAGATGCCGAGCGCGACGCGAGAAGGACTACCGCCGGTCGCGGCTGCGGTACGAGGGGCGATTGATGCGTCTCCGGAGAGGCATGCAGAGGCGCGTGCTGTGAGCGAGCGGGCTGCTGCCGCCACCATGAAGATAGGGAACAGCTGATGCCGCCTGATACTGAGGAACAGCCGCAAGACCTTCGCTCGATGCTGTCGCGGGCGGTTGACGAGTCTGAGACGCCGGCTGCTGCGACTGAGACGCCAGAACGGCCTGAACGTCAGGTTCGCGATACAGCGGCGCTTGCGGAGAGCGGGGGCGCTGAACCGGCTGTGTCGGTCGCCGACGATCGCCCGCGCGGGCCGGACGGCAAGTTTGTGCCGAAAGAGGGCACGCAGGAAGGCAAACCCGACGATTTGGCGGCGGAAACGGCACATGAAACGGGCGCGGATGAAGGCGCGCCGCCCGCGCCAGTCGAAACCGCTCCAGATGTTCCTGCCCATTGGTCGCAATCTGACAAGGATATGATCGCGGGTCTTCCCAAGGAGCACCAAGGCAAGGTGGTCGAGCGGTACAAGGCCATTGAAGCTGGCTATGCCCCAAAATTACAGCGCGCAGCTCAAATTGAGCAGGAATATCGAGGCGCGATGGAGATTTTCGAGCCGCATATGCGAGGTTTGCGGCAGGCAGGTAAAACCCCATCGGACATCATCCGTGGATGGCATTCGATCGAGCAGGACATGATACAAGGCCGTGAATATGCGGCGCGGGGCGGTGTCAATGACATGGGTGCCCAGCATGTTGCCCGCATGATTGCGGCCTACAACATTGACCCTGGTCGGGTGGCTGCGCTGCTCCGGGGCGAGCAGCCTGAAGGCAACATGGGCGCGGCTGCACAGCCGCCAGCCGCGATCCCCCAGCAGTTTCTACAAGCGTTCAATTCCCTGGAACAACGCTTGAACCAGCGCGAGGCTGCCGACCAAGCGGCGAAGGAAGCGGCGGTCAACTCGCAAATGGATGTGTTCATCAACGAGAAGGACGAAACGGGGCAGCTAAAACACCCCTATTTTTCCGAATTGGAACGTGATATGACGATGCTTGCCCAGACCATGTTGTCTCAGGGCATGCAACCGACGATCGCGGATCTCTATCAGAGAGCCGTGTACGCTAACCCGGAGACCCGCTCCAAGCTGCTGGCAGCCAATCAGGCCCAGGAACAGCGCAAAGCGGCAGCCGAACGGAAAGCGCAAGCAGTAGCGGCGACACGGGCCGCTTCCAGCGTCAACGGTTCCCCAGGAACCGGAGGATCGCCGGCAGAGCGCCGTGGCGCACGATCACTGCGAGAGCAAATCGCGGAAGCCGCAGCCGAATTGGAGGCTGGCTGAGACTTCCATTCCGTAATCGGCCGCCGTGATGGCGCCCGTATCCCAGCGCGGCCCGAGTGCCGCCAGATGGAGCTTGAAGCATGGCAAGCCCGAATACCAATTGGGGCGAAATTACCACCACGACCCTCTATAACAGGTCGCGGCAACTCGCCGACAACGTTTAACCTCGTGGACGTTGTAAAACCGGGTGAATTCGGTGAACGCTGAGATGCCAATACCGAGCCAATCCGCGCATGTAAGCCGAAAGGCCCAGGGGCGCGGCAGGTGTAACGACTAGGTGGTGACGAAAGAATAATCCGCCCACGAGCGCCCGGCCTTGTTAGCGAAGCCAAAGAGGGGGATCCCGAATGGTCACGATCTACGCACTGGTATGTTTGAGGAATCTCAAGGGATATGTTGGCAGTACGAGAGCAAAGCCAGCGAAACGCTTCCGAGAGCATCGATCGTTGCTCGGCAGTGGGAAGCATCAGTGCGCTGCGCTGCTCGCGGACTGGCGGCAATACGGGTTCATTTCGTTCGAGCTTAGGGTGCTGGAGCAGATCGATTCCGATGATCTCTCTGCGCGTCGAGCGGCAGAACTGAAATGGATGGACTTCTACGCAAACGAGGGCGGTCTCTACAACGAACACCGCATCTCTATGCGGCCGACAGACGCGGCTATAGCCAAGGGCGTTGCGAACGCTCACCTTCGGCCTGGACGCAGATGGACGGCAGAAGCCAACGAGAAGCGCAGCCAAGCGCAACTCGGCATCCCGAAGGGGCATGGTGCGAAGATCAGCGCGACCAAACGGGCGCGCCGCAAACAAGTGATGAGATAGTCTGCTCTGCGGCGAAACACGGAAGCCGTAGGTTTCGGATAAAGAGCCGGAACAGGAACACAAGGACGAAAAATAACGCATTACTTCGCCGGCTATCAATGAAAGGCAAAGTAAAGCCAGTTGACGGCGGACAAGCTATAGTACAAGAGCTTGAATACGCAGAAAATGGAACATATAAAAGGTACAGCGGCTACGATGTACTTAATATCACGCCTTCCGATGTCTTCACCGCAGCGCAGTTTTCCTTTGCGCAGGCTGCGGTTGCCGTCTCGATTTCCGGCCTGGAAATGCTCCAGAACTCCGGCAAGGAACAGATGATCAACCTGCTCGAAAGCCGGATTGGGAACGCCGAGCGGACATTCACCAATAACCTGTCGTCTGACTGCTATTCGGACGGCACGGCGGACGGCGGCAAGCAGATCGGCGGTCTTCAGCTTCTCGTTGCCGATGTCGGCACCTCCGGCACGGTCGGCGGCATCTCACGCCAGACGTGGCCGTTCTGGCGTCCCAACAACCAATCGTTCGCGACCGCTGGCCTAGCGCCCGGACCCGCCACGATGCAGACGATGATGAACCGGACCTGGCTCGCTCAAGCGCGTGGTGCCGATCGGCCAGACCTGATCATCGCCGACAACATCTTCTTCCGGTACTACTGGGAGAGCCTCCAGGCCATCCAGCGCATCGCTAGCGACACCGACGCGATGGCGGGGTTCCAGAGCCTCAAGTTCATGGACGCCGATGTGGTGTTCGACGGCGGCTTTCAAGGCGTCGCAGCAGGCACCGGCACCGTGATCGATGGCAACGGCATTACCTGGACCTCGGGCACGGGTGCCCCGGCCTCGCACATGTACTTCCTCAACACGGATTACATCTTCCTGCGGCCCCATAGGGATCGGGATATGGTCCCGTTAGACCCAGATCGATTCTCAGTGAATCAGGACGCGATGGTAAAATTGGTTGGATGGGCTGGCAACATGACCATCTCCAACAGCTTCCTACAAGGCGTGCTGGGCGTGTAAATGTTGCTTGCTTCACACCCAGGATGCTATAGGATGACGCCCGCGATGTCAATAGCGGAGTTTCATCCTATGCGTCTAATTGATCGGAGCGGAGAGCGTTACGAGCGGCTGACTGTTACCGGCAGGGCGCCGAATATGAGCGAGCGGGATACGAATGCTCGCTGGCACTGTCGGTGCGATTGCGGGAAGTCGGTCATCGCTTACGGCCAGGATCTGGCTCGGGGGAAAGTAAAATCATGCGGGTGCTTGAACGCTGAGCGTATTCAGCGCCACGGCATGGCCCGAACCCCCGTCTACGCCGTCTGGAAGCAGATTTTCCAGCGCTGCGAAAATCCGAACTGCGCCTCCTATAAGAATTATGGAGCGCGCGGGATTAGGGTTTGCGAGGAATGGCGCGATTTTGCGGTTTTCTATGCGGACATGGGCGACTGCCCCGCGCATGGGTCGCTTGATCGCATCGACAATTCAAAAGGCTACTCTAAGGCCAATTGTCGGTGGGCCAGCCCGAGACAGCAGCACAATAATAAGCGGAGCAACCACTATCTGGAATTTCGCGGAGAGACGCACACGCTCACGACATGGGCACGGAAGCTTGGGTTAAACCGTGACACGATTACCTCGCGTCTCGGCTACGGCTGGTCCATCGAAAGGGCTCTCTCAGAGCCTGTAAAAGGCAAGGAGCAAGCGTAATGGCATGGTATCCGACTGAGAACCGCCTCGGCCTTCAGCCGATCGAGCAGACGAGCACGGTGCAGAACCACACGCTCGGCACCATCGTCCGCGCGATCGACGCGACGTATGGCGGGGGCGAATTCATCTACCTGAAGGGTGCGGCCAACACGGTCGTTGGAATGGCCGTGGTTTATGACCCGGTGAACGCCACGACGACGCTGACACCAAACACGGCGAACCTCGACCAGCCGGTTGCGGTTGCGATGTCGGCGAATGTGCTGGCGAACTATGGCTGGTATCAGATTGCGGGCGCGTCGGTGATCAAAAAGACCGCCGTGAAGGTCTCGCCGAACGTGCCGGTTTACCAGTCGGCGACGATCGGGCGCATGATGAGCACGGCGGCGTCGGGCAAGGAACTGATGAACGCGCGTTCGGTCAATGCGGCGACGGTGCTGTCGGCGACGAGCACGATCACGGTGCTGACCCAGCGGCCTTTCCTCCAGGGCGCGGTTGCGTAGGACTTCCTGTGTCGCACGACAGCGACTTTTCGGGCGTTAATTCGCGGGCAGTCGTGGCGACTGGTTCTGCGTTTGGGGATGGTGTTGTGATCCATCCCTTTGCGATTGTCGGCTTCCAGCCTATGCGGGGGCCGACTTTTGCACGCCCGGTTGAGAAACAGCCGCCGACAAAGTTGGGAGAAGGCGTAGTCGTCGGACCGTTTGCGTTGGTTTATGCCGGGTCGGAGATCGGCGATCACACGATGATCTGCCCTTATGTCTCTATTCGCGAGGGCGTTCGGATCGGCAAGCGGTGCGTGATCGGGATCGGTGTCAGCATTGGATACGATGCGGTGATTGGCGACGACGTGCAGATCATGGATCACGCCCACATCAGCGGCGGGACGGTGATTGGTAGCCGGTGCTTCGTGGCGCAGCATACCTGCACGGCAAACGACGATAGGCCGGGAGGGTATGTGTGGAAGGGTATTACGCCGATCACGATCGGAGACGATTGTGTGATTGGGGCCGCGTCTGTAATCCGACCAGGGGTTAAGATCGGGGCTGGGGCAACGGTTGCTATGGGCGCGATAGTGACTCGTGATGTGCCGGCGGGGGCATTGATAAAGGGCGAGCCTTCGCGGGTTGTCTCGGTCCCCTCGCGGGATCTAGGGCAAGCAGTGCTCGGGTTTGTTAGCGAGGATGAGCTTTTGGCCGGGATGCCACGCCAGGTTTATCCGAACGGCGTTGAGAGCGTTGGATGATAGCGGTTGACCATCGCGGTTACGAGACGACAGTCGTGGCCTTCTCCGGCATGGCGCCGCTGAACCATATGTTCGAGTGGACCAAGACGTTCGAGGATTTCCCGGCGAACTTCGTCGGTGTGCGCGATTTAGACAATTGCTGGTATCAGTACAGCGCGTTTCGGGTGTTGCGTGAGCTTTTCCGTCGAGTTCGGCGACCGATGATCTTTATCGGCGGCTCGGCGGGCGGCTTTGCGGCGCTTTGGTTCGGCAAACGGATCGGGGCGGATCGGATCATCGCGTTCTGTCCGCAATCGGCATGCGGCGAGGCTAAGCGGAAGTTGGGCGACCATCGCTGGCCTGGTCTGTGTTATTCGACGCCATCGAGAGACATCGCTGGATCATATCCGCAAGCGGTTGTGCATTACGCGGCGGACGAGCCGGAAGATGTGATACACGCGATGAGGCTCGACGCGCGGCATTGCGTCTGGCCGTCTGGGGGGCACGACCTGCCGTATCGACTGAAGGAGAGTGGCGAATTGCGCGGGCTTCTGATGGAGGCCGTGTGATGCACATCGTTAGTTTCATGGCTCCGCGTCGCGACCACCCGTTTTACCAGGACTATTCGCCGTTCCTGAACATCCTGCGAGCTTCGTGCGAGAAGTTCGGGCATCGGCACATCGTCATTACGGATGACGCATCGGTAGGACGAGATGACGATGCCTTCGTTACGCCGCTGCCGGACAATCTGATGCGGGCGATTCTTGCGGGGCAACTCGCCTATCTCCAATCGGCGCTGGCGAAGGAGGATACGGTCCTGCTGGGGGCCGATTGCGCGCTGGCGCGCGACCCGGCGGAGGTTTTCAAGCAGGAATTTGATATCGCATTCACGACCGGGCCGTTCACCGACTGCATTTTGAACACGGGCGCGATTTACATCCGTGGCGGGTCGGGTGTCGCGTACATCTGGGAACGGGCGCTGGGGTCGATGCGGCTTGATGCCGAATGGGGCGACGATCAGAAGGCGCTCGCCGCCGTCGTGCATCCGACGCTGGAGCCCAGCGTGACGGTAGGCAATGGCGGCCCGATCATTCGCTTTCTGCCTGTTGATCCGTTCAACCTGGCTCCCGAGTATCCCGGCGATGATTGCACGCGCGGGACGGTCCTGCACTTCCGGGGGCCGCGCAAAGACTGGATGATGGACTATTGCGCGGATTGGCTCGGGATCGGCTCGCGCGTCGAATGGGACATCCGGCCAAACTCGCCGCAGGAGCAGGTTTTTGCCAACGTCAGGGTGAATAGCCAGCGCAACGTGTCGTGGGTCGTCGAAGTGCCGGAGCACGATGGTCATGCGGTGCTCGTTGGGGGCGGACCATCGGCGGCAGACGACATTGACGAAATTTGGCACCGTTATTACCAGCATCAGACCATTTTTGCCTTGAATGGGGCGGCGGGATGGCTGAAGAAGGAAGGGATTGAGGCCGACTACCAGGTCATCCTCGATGCCCGCCCGGAAAATTGCCGGTTTGTCTCGTCGCTCGACGCCAGCGCCTTCTTGGTTGCTTCTCAATGTGATCCGTCTGTGTTTGAGACGCTTTCGGGGCAGAGTGTGATCCTTTTCCATCATTGGGAAGAGGGGATTGCCGATTGTTTCGATCACAAACCATCGGTCCTGATCGGCGGTGGTATTACGGTCGGATTGACGGCAATCGCGCTTGTCTACGCGATGGGCTACCGGCAGATCCATCTCTACGGCTACGACAGCTCGGATCGCGAGAACGCGAGTCACGCCTATGAGCAGGCGCAGAAGGGCGCGGAGGCTGAGCGCCGAGAGGTGTGGGTTGGTCGCAAGAAGTTCGTGTGTGCTCCAGGGATGTTCGCTCAAGCCAAGGCATTCCCTGCATTCGCCGCACTGATGGCCGAACACGGCGCGATGATCACGGTACACGGTAGCGGGTTGCTGCCGGAAATGGCGAAACAGGCGTTCGGTCCCTTCTGGGCTGCGGAAAAGGCGGCATAGAGAAATGGCCGATACGAATGAACTCATTGGCGCGGGTATGCCTGCTTTGCAGGCTAGCCTGCTCGGCGATGGCAACGGCATTCGGTCTACTTTCAATGGCGCTGGTGTTGTGCCGGCGTCGCAGACGACGGCCGGCTTCGAGATAACAAGCAATTACAGCAGCCTTGGCGAAGTAGATTTCTGGAATCTTGTCAATAACGAGAACAGTTCCCGCGAGGGGTTCTTCTTCAGGCAGAAGACTGGATCAGCGACTAGCAAGGCAATAGCCGCTGTCTATTCGACCTCGACGTTCGGGCAATTCGACGTGTATTCCCCAACAGAGAGCGTCAACGCGCTCTTAAATGCCACCAGCACAGCGGCGACTGTTGGGTCAGATTCAAGTGTTCCCCTTAACATCAATACGAGTGGTTCGACTAGAGCGGTTTTTGGCGCGGCGGGCGGCTTTACGCTGGCGACTGGTGCCTTCGGAATTCCAACTAGCACGCCATCAGCCGCGAATGCCGCAGGCGTGACCGGGACAATCGCGTGGGATAGCGGCTTCCTCTACGTTTGCATCAATACGAACACATGGAAGCGCGTCGCCATCGCGACGTGGCCGTAGGAGAGAGAAAATGGCGCTCAAGACGGAACTGATGGGTGGTGGAACGGCTCCTCTGCCAGCAGGGATGATCGGGCAAGACCCGGTTGGGACAATTGCTGGGGCCGGCACGACGCAAGGCACGGCCACGGCCGTTGTGAGCAACTTCACACTGATTTCAACGGCTCCGTCCAGTTCTGGCGTGGTTCTGATGACGGCGGCAGGGGCCGCGCCCGTTGTGATCTATAATGGTGGGGCTAATACCCTAAAAGTCTATGGCAACGGCACCCAGACGATCAACGGCATCGCCGGTTCGACTGGATTTTCGGTCACGACGCTGAAAGCGGCCCAGTTCAGGGCAGCCGGCACTGGCTGGATTGCCATTCTCAGCGCATAGGGAGAGATCATGCAGGCAGCATACACACGGTCTTGGGCTGGCTCGGAAGCGCCGAACGGCAATTTGGTGCGCCCGCGATTCTATATGGAGCCGGTTCAGGACGAATTGGCGAGCGCCCGCGAGGGGCGGCCGATCTTCAAGAATGAGGAACGGGTCGAGATTTTCCTTCCCGGTAATCCCCACACCATGCCCGTCCATCGGGTAAACGATGATCACCGCAACCGTTGGCCTCGCGAATACGAACTGTTCCGGCAGGGCATGGAGCAGACGGCGGAAGGCACTCCGATCGAGGAATGGCCGGTCGTTAATCGCGCGCAGGTCATGGAATTGCGCTCGCTCGGCATCCAGACGATCGAGGAAATAGCCAACCTATCGGATATTGCTTGTCAGAAGGCGATGGGGTTGCAGGGATTGCGCATCAAGGCGCGTGTGTTCCTCGATGACGCGGCGGCGATGGCACTTACCGAGCAGCAGGGCGCAGAGCTTGAGAAGCAGCGCGCGGAGCTTGCCTCTCAAGCGCGGCAGATTGAGGAATTGAAGGAACTCTGCACCCGGATGCATGGCGAGTTGATGGGGTTGAAGAACGCGCCCAATCCGCTCGCTACGGTCATTCCGGGGATGATGGACCCGGTTCAGCAGGCGCGGAACATGCAGCAGGCTGGCGATATTGCGCGGGAGCAACCACAATCGTCGCTCGGCGCTTTTGTCGAGACAAAGCGGCGGCCGGGGCGTCCCCGCCGGGAGGAAGTTGAGGCGAGGGAAGCGGCGCTATTGCAGGATGCTGGCTGATGGCGAAGCTGACGGCGAAGGCGCGCAACAAGCTTCCCGCATCGGCGTTCGCTGGGAGCGATAGAAGCTATCCTGTACCCGACAAATCTCACGCAGCCAACGCAAAAGCCCGCGC